TGTATTTGAGCTGCTTTTTCCATATGTTTATTGTCTTTATCAGTCCATCTTGCAAAACGCTCTGCATCATCTTTTTCTGTTCCAGGAAGAAACTTTGAAATATACGCCTCCCAATCATTACCCGTTCTAGCGATCCACAACCTACCATAATACTGATTCCACGTATTGGGATAATCACCACTCTCATAAATTAAACCTGTTTTTCCAGGCTTATTATCATATCCAATTACCATCGTTCCAAAATTTTGTTCAGCTTGCCAATAGAGGTCATTCATGGCAATCTTTGAAAGAACTTTGCTATTTTCATCGAGTATCGCTATCTCAACTCGTCCCATTTCATTAATGTTTTTACTCTTACATGTAACATGGGCTTGCATAATAAAATCTTCTACTGGCCCACCAGGGATGCTCTTTTTAACAGCTGCCCCATGCCATCCATTACTGGAGCCATAGTCCGAACAATAGAATTGGTAACTATCTGTTTTCATTTCACCAACCGGATTACCATCTTCCATAGAACTAACCTTACTCCACCCTACAGTTGTGGACATATCATCCCATATAAGACGTTGATTTCTTTCTACAGGCAATTGCTCCATTTTTAATGGCAGTCCAATACGAAAATAATCTGGTTCCTTTGCATATTTATCTTCAAACCATACATCTAAAAAAGTATGTGGCTTTTTAATATCAATTTCAATAATCGGATTGGAATGCACAGAGCCTTTGTTTTGGACATTGGCAATTAACCCCTGGCCGTCATTTTCAAAATCAACCGTTTTCTCATTTCCTAACTTATAAGGCATTGGGCAAACAAAGTTCAAAATACCTTTACCTAACGTAACAAAATCCTCTGGATCAAAATCTTCATCAATAACCGCTAAGTATGTCCTATCAGGTGTTACATCAAAGACTAATTCAACAGGTTTTTCCGTAATTAACCACTCTGCTATTTCTTCTTTTACTGTTTCTAAGTCTGATCCATCAGGAACGATAATTCCGACTGGAACAGGTAAAACTCGCATTTCAGTTTCTGTCGTTAATAATCTTGCACCTGGATAACCTGGAACACTTAAAAAGTTCCGTTTTAATGGCGCCCACGCTGGTTTTTTCCAACCTTTTTCGATTTGAATAAAATCCTTGCGTATATTGTTAAATGTAAAAGAGCTCACGTTGCCACCTCATTTCTTTTCAAATTAAAAGAGACTCAAACTTAAAAGTCTGAATCCCTCTGTGTTTCTCTTTCTTGATATTCGGTTGTATAGCGATATGTACCACGCGCTACATCTCGTCCCTCTAAAACAACAGGAACCTCAACAACTAAATCGCCACCAAGCGTTGGAATGACTCCACCAGATGATCCCGAAGAGTAATGAATCACTTGATTCGCAACACTAGCTGCCATCGCTTGTCTACTATTTGACATATTTCCATACACACCACTCATAACACTCTTTAACCCTGATAATTGATTCATAGAATTAGCCATCATACGACTCATGTCACCCATTAGTTGATTCATCGTTCCAGTGATACCGAGGGATCTTTCTTTTGAAGATAACGGTGTAACCGTGATAGAATTCCCTCTTTTGGTAAACAGTTCAGGACCTTTTTCTCCAGTAATAAATGAGCCATCTCCTACAGGTTTTCCACCTTTCGCAAGCATTGGTACATGCGGAATAGTCGGCGCGCTAACTCCTGGTATATTGTTTAATAATTCTGCTGGTGTATTAAAACCATCTATAAATTTATTTATGATACGAATAATTCCATTGATAGCTGTACGAATACCACTTTTAATACCATCCCATACGCCTAATACTGCTGATTTCATGCCTTCAAATGCCCCACTAACAGCATTTGTTACCCAACGAACAGGAGTCATAATGGCTTCTTTTAATCCATTCCAGACAGAAGATGCGGTTGACTTGATACCTTCCCAAATGTTTGAAAGTGTAGATTTAATACCATTCCAAATGCTACTACTTGTGCTACTAATCATGTTCCAAACCGTTGAAATGGCTTCTTTGATGCTATTGAATACAGAACTCGCTGTGGAAACAATTGCGTTCCATAAGCTAGAAAGATAGCTTTTAATCGTATTCCATACTGCACTTGTTGTGGAACTAATCGTATTCCATGTATTCACAATCCAATCTTTTATAGAGGTGAATATTGGCGTTACAAAAGCGACTAACCCGTTCCAGCATGATTGTAAGAAATTCTTAACAGCATTCCATACAGACATTGTTGCTGAACTGATTGCATCCCAAACGGTTGTAACTGTATTTTTAATCCACTCAAATACAGTTGTCGCAATTGAAACGATTCCATTCCAACAAGTCGTTAAGAAACTTGTAAGTGCATCCCACACCGCTGTAGCTTTTTCTTTAATAGATTCCCATACCGAAGCTAAAAACTCTCGTATAGACTCAAAAATCGGAGTGGCGAAATATAAAATAGCGGTCCAAATTGCTTGTAAGTATTGTGTAATAAAACCCCATACAGTTTGAATCACTGTGGAAATACCGTTCCAAATCATAGAGAAGAAATCAGCAATTCCTTGTAAAATAGGAGTTAGAAAGGCAACTAGTCCATTCCAAGTATTAATGAAAAACTCACTAATCGCTGTCCACACTTCAGAAGTAGTTTGACTGATGCCATTCCAAACTTCTGATAATGTTTCAACTACTCCATCCCAAATTCCAGTCAAATATTCCACAATAGAATTCCATATTTCTGTAGTCGTTTCAACAATAGAATTCCATATTTCAGATAAAGACTCAACTATCCCATTCCATAACTCTATTAAGTATTCTTTAATCGAATTCCAAACTTCCGATGTTGATTCACTAATGCTATTCCACGTTTCGCTGGCCCATTGTACAATCCCATCCCATATGCCTACTAAAAATTCTCCAATTGCATTCCAAGCATCAATGGTCCATTGTTTGATATCATCCCAATTTTTATAAATTGCAACACCTAGAGCGACAACAAGTGCTACTATTATCGGAATAATAGCAACCAACCCTGTCATCGCCCATCCTATACTTGTTATAACAGCAACTATTGGTGCTAAAGCCATGAATGCTCCTGCAATTACATCAATAGCAACTGCGATAGCTGCCAAAGTAGCTGCTAATTCAGGATTATTGGAAATCCATTCAGCGAATTTAGAGACAAGATCTGCTATAACTTCAAGAACAGGCTGAAGAGCAACTTGTAAATCTTGCATTGCTTGTTGAAATTTAACCGCTGGAGATGCATCTATTTTAGAAGTAGCACCCTGTAAGTCCTCTACTCCTTTTTTTAAATCGACTTGTTTACCTTCCGCTTTCAAAATGGTATCGATAATTTTCTTCCCTTGGTCTTCCCAAAGAGTACCGAACATCTTCGTGCCAAGTGCATTTCTGTCTGTAGCATTTTCAACACCAGCTAAAGCCTTGGTTGCTTCAAGCATAGCTTTTTGTCCATTTTCACCACCACCAGCAATTGCCTGACCCCATTTTTCAAACTGATCCGCCGAAATCTTTGTTTTATCTAAAACCTCTTGCATAGACTTATCTACACCGGCCCCAAACTCAGCCATTTTGATACGTCCTTCTTTTACACCCGATATGTTCAACAGGGTTCGCAACATCCTGCCAGTTCTCTTATGAACTTCTGTATATCACTATACAGACCAGACTATATCATCATCTTTTATATAAGATGCTCCCCATTTCAGATGTCATTGGCTTACACCCTACGCTTTTCAGCTAGTCGTTGCACGTTCCTTTGTTAAAGGCTTCGCTCAGTATTGTCTCTTTTGAGAGTTCCACTGAATTAAAGGAGTTTTCTATGAATGTCACCACTCATAGGGACAATCATTTATCCAATAGGTTATCGATATTCCAACTTTTAGTATCTACTCCTGCTGACATGATTCCTTGGACTTCTTTAGCCGAAAATCCAGCTTGAATCATCTGATCCCCATATTCTGCGATAATATCTAATTGTTCAGGTGGAAATCCTGTTTTTAATAATGTATTAACTAACCCCAATGCTTCCTCGTTAGTAATACCTAACGTTGCACCAATCTCATTGGTTTCTTGTATAAGCTCATTAAAATCAATTCCAGCATAGGATGCTGCAATAGTCGCTGCCCCTTTAACCACAGCGGCATTTGTTTCATCAGAAGCATCCTTATTTAATGCCCATTGTCGGCGAACACCTTCTAATGCTTCTTCAGCGTCAATACCATAAGTACTAACGCCCCTAATAGCTTCTTCCACTGATTTTTTCGAAGACTCTGGAACATCAAAAGTGATATCAATCTTAGTTTTCAATTTTGACATATCCATTGCTTTTTCGACTGCACTAGCAATACCACCACCAGCCGCCATACCACCAATGACATTTTCCAATCCTATTTTTAATCCTTCAAACTTTTTCTCCGTTCTCCCAGCTTCTTGTTGTAAATCTCTCAGTTCATTTCGTACTTGCTGAATTGAATTCCCAGCATCCACAGATCGTAGCGCACGTTGTAACTTTTCAATATCAGCTTCAGTTCCTAAAGCTTCACGACCAATAAGACCAATTGCTTGTTCTAACTGTCGACTTGTAGCCGACCCACTTTTAATTGCATTTACAAGACGATTACCTAATGCGCCTGCAAAATCATCCACGCTTTTGCCTGTAGCGCTAAACAACGTTTCTAATTGTCTTGTTGAACTCGCCACATTTTCTTGTTCAGCTTTCATATTACCAAGCTTATTTTTCAAACCATCAAGTGACCCTTGTGTAAATTCAATTTCACGTCTAAACGCACGATATTGTTCTTCCGATATCTTTCCGTTTTGGAATTGTGCTTGAACCTGCTGCTCCGCTTCTTTTAATTTATCGAGCTTTTGTGTAGTGTTTTCAATTTGTTGTGTAAGCAACTGTTGTTTTTGGGCTAATGCTTCCACATTACCAGGATTAAATTTTAAAAGACGCTCTACCTCTTTCAGTTCGGTCGCTAAGCTATCACTCTGTTTATTTACATCTTTTAAAGCGTTTTGTAACGGCTGCGTATTCCCACCAATTTCAATCGTAATCCCTTTGATTTTTCCTCCAGCCATTCTTTCACCCCTTTCTTAGAATGAATCAAAGTCTTTTTGGTTTGCTTTTCTGACTTTTTCTTTGTCTGGATTCTCCATTTCAGCGAATTCTGCAATATAATCAAAACAATCTCCAATTGTCATGACTTCCAAATCCCAATGCGTTAATTTCGCTTTATAACAAAGAGCAAGGAACGTATCAGTGGTTAATTCTTCATCACTGAACGTCCCTTGCTCTCCATTACTTTTCTTTATTTTTTTTTTGCGCCCATCGTACTTTGAATCATATCCATAATTTCTGGAATAATCTCTGAGATAGGGAATTCATCAAAACCGTCTAACCATGTAATTGGATCATCAATTTCTGGATTTGCTGTTTTCGCATATAACCAAACTAAATCATATACAACTTCAAAATCTAGCTTACTTAAATCTGCATTTGCTAAATCAATAGTGGCTAGTGAACTCTCTTGAGGATTTGAAGGAGACAAAATCCCTAACTTAAACATATCAGCAAATAAATCACGTCTGAATTGCGCTTTATATCGTTTAACAGTAGCTGCTGTACTTTTTAATCGGACTTGTTTTCCGTCTATTGTAATTGTCTTTTCCATTTACTATTACGCTCCTTTTGGTGCTGCTGGTGTTTTTACATATACTTTTTTGTACCAGTCGTTATAAATTTCTTGTGTTGTTTTAGCAGTCGTTTTCGTTTTAACCATTGGTCTTCCACCAGGTACTAAAACAATTGGGCTAGAAACAAACTTCAGTTCATTTGTATTTGGTTCAGCCGAACTTGTTTTTGTTTTAGATGCAAGTGTTGGACGACTTGCTGAACAGTTATACATAACATGTCGTGTTGCATTGACATCACCATCAAACTCAAATAATAAAGCGAATGGTTTTCCTTTTGCATCAGCCAATTCATTTAATACACCATCCGTTTCGTCTAATTCTTCACCGAGTGCATCAATAGCAAATTTTTCTGGGATAGTAGCAATACTTAATGTTCCATCGTAACCCTGATTATTACTTGCCGCGTAATAAAGCATGTCATCTGCATAGAATTCAATTAAATCACCGCGTGGCTCAAATGTTAGTTCAACTCCACCAGGTAATGGAATTGGTGTCCCAAATGTAACTACGAAATCTTTACTATCAAATGGCACGTAATGTACATTTTTCAAACCGAATGTTACCTTGTTTTCATTCATTTACAACAACCTCGTTTCATATGTTTTTTGAAATAATTTCTCAGATTCAATAAAAATCCCATACGAGTCATAAGGTATTTCATGATCGTCTAGGACCTTTTCAAGCTTGGCTTCTGCAACCAAGTCCTTTTTTGTGGTATAAAGTTCGATATTTAAATCATTTATCTTGTGATAGACTTTGTTATCGGCCATGAGATTTGCTGAACCATCCACAAGAAAACAGATATAAGGTGGCTCCGGAACTGGATTACCAGGTGTTGCTGTGAAATGCGAATAAGCCACAGGATAACCTGTAGCTTCAAGAATTTTTATTAATTCGCCTAATGTTAATGTCATGATTCTATTGCCCTCTCAACACGTTTTGGTAATTCATCAATTACATACTCTTCCACGGGACGAATATGCACTTTCTCTGGTACTCGTCCACCATCAGCTTTCGCATGGCCATTTTCTAAAAGATGCGTTAATTGCCCTTTTGTATTATGGATAACAACGGCTTTATCAACTTTTTTCTTGCGCCAACCTTTACGATAACCCCCTGTTTTTTTAGGACTATTTTGTCTTAACTTATCTACAGCGATATCAGCTACATCTTCTTGTGCATTTGTCAATTCTTCTTCCACAACATTTGCATATCTTTGTAATTCTCTAGCCAGCTCTCCCGCAAAATCATTCATATTAAACATACTCCTTTGCGATTATAGTCAATGTTTGATGCATTTCATCATCATTCATTGGCGGCTCGATGATATCAAAGATACGACCTTTCATACTAATTCGCATTTCTTCCGTAATACCAGAAGTATATGGAATAACGAATCGATAAACCCTTGTAGCCTGCGAAGCGGAAGCTTCAATGTACTCAGAACCTTTCACCGTTTTTATCATCGCCCAGGCTTTTTTAAATTCTGGCCAAGACGTTTCGATTACTTGATTTAATTCATCTTTTATTATTACAGGTTCTTCAATAATGATTCTATTCCTAAAATCGCCTGTATTTAGTGGTTCCTTGTACTGAAAAGGACGCATATTAATCACCGTCCAACTTAATTTCTTCTAATGCTTTATCAACGCCTAAACTATTAATCTGACTTAAAAAATTCTTATCAAAATACTCTAAGGCATCATTATAGACATAACGAGAGCGTTCAAAGACTAATTCCTTGAACTCCTCGTTAGTATTTAAATCGTAATCGCCACAAACTCTCAATAAAGACTTATTAGACGTAGAAAGGATACGCTTTAGGTTATCGTCTTCCTCATCGCCTAAGTGCATCCTTTCTTTGAACTCTTGCAATATTTCATCTGAAATTGTTGCGCTTCTCATTCACTTCACCCTTTATTTAGATTTTGTTTCTGCTGGTGGTGTAAATGAAATTGCTAAATCGTAAACAAGAGCCGCTTTATTATCTTTTGGTTTCCCATTAGCAAATTGTTTAATTGTATAAAGAGTAGCATCTTCAAAAGCTAATGTTTGATCAAATTCTTTTAGCTTGTATCCACCTGCAATTGCTGCAATATATTGTCCTTTTACAAAGAATAATGCTTTACCAACAGGAACTTCCTCACACTCGACAGGTTTAATGTTATAAGGCAATGCCATTACCCATTGACCTGTTGCGGTCTGGATTGTATTACGTGCTTGTACGCCAATCGCATCAATCGGGTTCACTACCATTACAATTTTATTTAATACTTTTCTGGATTTCCCTTTTGCATCAACAGATAAAGCCTTTACTACTTCATAAAGCTCACCTGCTACAATCTCTCCTTTATCAGACGGAGCAAATGTTAATTTACCAGAAGATTTTTTATCAGTAACAGCGCCTGTTTCTGGATTTACATCTTTCATTAAACCAACTGGTTGGTGCGCTACGGATCCGCCGCCATTAATAAAACCAAATTCTAGACCGACAGAATATGTTTCTACTAAAACAGTTCGAACGTAACGTTCAATCCACTCCGGTCCAAGTTCCTTCATATCATTCGGAATTGCTGCAAATGCAGTTAATTTAAGTTGGCCAATTTTTTCTTGTTTGAAGATGGCATCAATTTGTCCACGGATTTCCCCGAATAATTCGCCCCATACATACGCCTTCGTTGCATCAGAGTAAATAAACTTCGTAACTGCTCCTAAGTCTTGCAAACCAATTTCAGCTAATAAGGGATGTTCTGTAACTAAATCTTCAAACACACGCTCTTGCGTCGTTACAGGAAGGATTGAGCCATCTGTAAATCCACCTTCTTTTACAACTGCATTAAAGAATTTTGTTTCTGCTGAAGTTAAAACATTTTGACCACGTTGCTGTAAAATGGAACGATCAAGCATATCGTTATTTACTTGTTCACGAACTGTATTTGCTACATCTGTTTGTAGTGCATCAAAGAAACCTTCAAACGCTGACGTTTGTTCTTGTTCTGTACTTTCCGCGTTAGTTAAAGTATCCGTCAATTTTGCTTTTGCCTTATTAAATGCTTCAGATTTATTAAATTTAATAACCATTATGTGTTTCCCCCGTTTTTTATAATTTTAAAAGGAGCCCTTTAATCCCACTGTTTTTTACAGGTTTAGGATTCGGCTCCTTTGGTTGTTCTTCTATATTGTTTTGTAAATCATTCAGGATTTCGTTTTTTAATCCTGATAATGCTGCATTTAAATCTTCTTTTGTAATTCCTTGGCCTTTGTTCATGGTTCCATTTCTAAAGCCATCGATTACTTTCTGCGGAAGCATGGCAGCAGTAGCCGTTGAAGCTGTCATTTTAACTGGATTCTCCATAAACATGATTTCATCCGCGAAATTGTTTTCTAATGCTTGTTGCGGACCCATCCAAGTTTCTTCAGCCATCATGTTAAGTAGTTCTTCTTCTGATTTACCACTTTTAATGACATAGGCATTTACAATTGCTCGATCTGTTATTTTTAACATCTCAGCCGCCTTTTCCATGTCACGATGATCTCCACCATGCCACTTAGCGGCGTTGTGAATCATGATTTTTGCTGTTGGAGAAATTCGAACTTTATCACCTGCCATAGCAATTACAGAAGCTGCACTTGCTGCTAAACCAACAATTTGAACTTCCACATGACCAGGATAATTTTTTAATGCTGTGTAAATTTCCGAACCCTCATCTACATAACCACCAGGACTATTGATTGATACAATTAAATCCTCACTATTTGCGTTATCCAGTTGTTTTGTAATCTTACCTGGGCTTGTCGCATCCATTTCAAACCAATCATAAATCCAAGCTTCATCATTCGAAATAATTGGCCCTTTAACGTCAATTTTCACCGTCATTTGTATTCTCACCTCCTTCAGATTCAGTTAGTTTCGTATAGTTTTTTGTAATATGATGTGTATTTAAGTTAGGATCATCAGAAACTTCATATCCTACTTCTAATCGAATCTCATTCCCTGTAAATGCACTTGAAGAAATGAGTTTATCGATGCTTGTCGCAAGGTCAAATATACTTTGATAAGAAACAGCTTTAACTTCAATTTTGTGACCTGAAAGATACTCTTCTTCTTCAAAAAATTTAACGTTTGCTTCATCAGAAAGCTTTTTTAATAAAGGTTTCACTGTGAAAAGCATATAATTTTTCGTTTGCTTCTCAACATCAGCCATTTCGCCATATATCAAAGCAGTTGGAATACCAAAAGCCATTGCTACTTGATTTAAGAAACCATTCGTTACTTTATTGATTTCCTCCACACTCTGACCAGAATTCCCTCCGCCTGATGTTTCAGCATACTTAAAACCTGGTTGTTGCGGAATAATAGCAACATCTTTTTCACCAATCGCTTTATACATATTATCAATGAATTCTTGAAGCTTCGCTTGATGTTCTTTACTCTTTGCCGCAAGCATGTCCATGTCAACTGTTCCGCGAATTTGATTCTTACGTTTTTGAGAACTTAATATCCTACCGAATAAATCACCATAATCAGTAAACAAACCATCGATAAGAGGTGATAACTTATCATTCCTGTATCTTAAATGAATGACTTCACTTTGTTTAAAACTTCTCTTAAACTGATAATCTTTTACAGTGACATTTGTAAAAGTATCTTCAAACACAGCATATTCGTTATGTTCAAAGTCATCAGCAATAAGTAGATCACCATCATCCGCTTGGATAATCAAAGCTTCATTATCATAAATAAGTTTGTAAATGAAACTCTCCCAAAAGGTACTTGCTGTCATATTCTTATTCGGTCTGATATTTAATCGGTAGTAAAGCTCATCCTTTTCAAATTCTTCACCATTTTTCACTCTAAATTCTGACTGACTAATTGTTCTCCCTAAAAAGGATATACAGGTATCAATCGCCAGTCGCTTCATGTGTACTCTATTGGCTTTCTCAATAAACATTTCCACATCAAACATAAATCCTACTTCACTATTTCTTTTAAATACTGCGTCCAACCATCCAATGATTATCACCACCTTTATTAGAATTTAATACCGTCTAACATAAAGTCGAATTCGTCCACAAGGATTTTATCCGCTTGCCATAATGCATGGATAAAGGCTTGGAATCCATCTGTTTTCCTTTTGAATTCGTCTTTTTTTAGATACTCTTTGTTTCCATCTTTTTTGATATGAACGTAAACGTTATTCGTGTACCAGCGCATTAAAGGGTTATCTCCAAAGATAATATGGTTATTAGCAAATAGCGTTTCAACTCTTGGAGCTAAAAGTGAATGAATCGCTTTTGGATTACGGATATATAATAATATGAAACCTTCCGCTTCGAGTGCTGTTTTAACCAAATCAAGACGGAATGTATCGGCTACTATTGTATTAACCCCATACAACTCACGCATTTTTACAAACCAGTCTACAATGTGAGAGATATTAATAACCGGCTCATCTAAAATAGTAAGCAATCCTTTTTCTTCCCATTCCTTAATAGGTACTTTTAATTTCACTTTATCCAAAAAGCCTTTCCTTACAAAGGAATGGGATTTCCAAATATAATCTTCACCATGTTTAAATAGCAAGCCGACTGCTGCGAAGTCTTTGATGCTGGCGAAGTCGAGACCGCCTACAGCTACTTTGTGCTTTAAATCTGGAACTTCTCTCAGTGTTACTCCATCTTCTTCAAAACCAGTACGCATGATTTCTTCCCATGGGGCTACAGACTTTGTTAAATCTACTTCTGGTAAGTTCATTCTTTTCGTCATAAAGTTTTCTCTATTAGATGGATCATTTTCAAGGTTTTTATACTGGCGCATAACTTTTTTAAACAAACCTCTAGCATATTGACTCATAGGCTTACTAAACATCGGATTTGCTTTTTCCCACATATCGGGATTGTCTACTTCTTCAGGATTATCCAACTTACAAATAAAAGGAAATAATCTATCCTCTTTTTCTTTCCCTTTCAGGATATTCATAGCTCGCTCTTTCATTTTGTCAAGATAACCTTCACGAACAAATCCGTCTGTGGTAATAAAAAATTCCCTAGAGTTAGGAACTTTACCTAAACCACTAGAGAATACCTCTACAACATCGCTATTTTCATACCTATGTATCTCATCATAAATAACACATCCATCTCTTAATGAGTCCTTACTTCCTGCATTCGATGTATGAAATTCAAAAGTCGAACGAGTCGCTTTATTCGTAATTAATTGTTTTGTTGATACAAACAGCTCGTCTAATATCTCATGCTTTTTATTCTTTTCATAAACATCTATAAAAGAAGTCTTAGCTTGCCTTTCTGTATTAGCAACTACCGATACGTTGTAATGCTCAATACCATGTAATTCACTAATAAAGAAGTGTGTCAAAGCACTAATCAATCCGTTTTTACCAGCCCCCCTTGCCATCATCCAGAAGTGCTGATCAAAATAAACATCCTCATATTCATCAAACAAAAACACAAATGCTATTAAAAATTTCTGAAAGGAATTTAATTTGAAATGCCACTTTTCTATGAAAGTTACACATTTATGAATTAAATCCATATCGAAATGTAAGTCATTACGGGTTAATATATCTTGCTTTAAATAGTTTATAAGCATGATACGTTCTTTATTTAATAATACTGTTCCCGTTTCAAATAGTTCTATATATTCACTTACATACTTATGAACAATCATATTAAATCACTTGCCGAATATTTCTTAATTTCTTTTTTATTATTTCCTTCTGGCAACAAATCCGTTAGTTGTTTAATGACCCTTTGATATGATTGATCACGGGTATTATATAATCGGGCAACAGGTCGTTCTCTTTCATACGGCTCTGTTTTATCAGATTGTGAGAACATTTCATAGTCACCATTCTCAGATATATCCATCCACATCTCATTTAATAAAACTCGTAATCTTGCTGCCTGAATAATTAATCCTTCAACCACTTTTAACTTACTGGGTGGGATGTCTTTAAATAATCTTTTTAAACGATTTTTTTCTTTGTTAACTAGTACCTCACGTTCATCAATGTCCGCCATAATATCACCTCGATTCAATCATATTTTCATACTGGGTAGGGGTCCTATACGAAACAGCATAAAAATCTGAAAAAACGACCCCCTCCTCCGGTGCCCCTTAGACGAAATATTGATGAAATATTTTAAGGGGGGGTGTTATTACCGAATCATTTTTACCACTTTTCATCGTTTTCCCATTTGTTGATTTTCTTTTTGAATGTTCTACCGTGTTCTTTATTGTGGCAATCCACACAGATTGTTTCTAAATTATCTATTTCTAATGCAAGTGCTGGATGATGTTCGAGTTCTTTTATATGATGGACAACAAGTTGAATCTTCTTACGCTTTGCGCTCTCACTGTACTCATTGGTATCTGTTTGCACTCGACCATTACGTTTACATTCCTGGCACTCATAGTTGTCACGCTTCTTTACTTGCTCACGTATACTCTTCCACTCACCACTGTCATAGAACTTACGCTTCTGCTGTTTGGTTTTGTATTCCTTCATTACACATTACACCACCATCTTCACACCACTTACAGCCTAATCCATCCTTCGATTTCGCTATTCGTTCATTATACTGTTCCGTATATCCACATACTTTACATCTAAACTGTACAATCTTTTGTACCCTTTTACTTCTTAATAGATTGTCAATTAGTTTGTTCATTAAACTTATATCGGCTTCTTTCTTTGCTGCTGGTGTTAGATTATTATGAAATCCTTCTATCACTTCAATTAAGATTGGCAACTTCTCTACATCTACATACTCTTCAATATCATCTACCCCAACCGAATGTATAAGCGTACTAATTGCAATTGCTTTCTCAAGCTTAGTTAATTGCATCTATCCTCACCCCTTACGCTTAAATCTTTTCTCCATCTGTCTCTTTCTAGTAATTCTTTTATTGATGTTTGTTTCAGGTATTCCACGGAATAAAACATAGGTTTCCCGTCATACAGCTTGTAATACTTAACATCTATTCCAGCTTTTTTATGCGCTTTTTCAAGAGGTTTAAGGTATTTGATATATGCTTTCTTATCAATGAGCATAAGACCAAGCGCAGCAATCTTACCATTTAAAACGCTGTCCAATTATCCTCACCCCTTATCTTCTAATAAACTAGCAATCATTTTATTTAGTACACTTAATGTCGCTTCTCCACACTCTTTCTCTGTTGCACCGTTTACTATCGGTCCGAATTCTTCTTCTAATCGTTGTAAGTCAATATGTTTAGCAAGTACATCCTCACCTACCGCTACGAGGATTGAGCTAACAATACCTATCTTTTCAAGTTTAGTTAATTGCATCTACCTCACTCCTTATCTATCAAATGCAACACGTTTGCGCTTATCTTTCCTTAACAACAAATATAATTTATATCTGAATGTTTGAATTACTATCATTAATACGTGTGACAATTTCTGAAGCCATTGTCTTACCATTTAAAACGATGGGACATTCTACTGTAATATCTTTCAGTGCGCTCTTTCCCTTAAACCTACTCATAACCTTTTCCAACTTCTCCAATGCAGCCGTACATTCATTAACAGCTTCCGTTACTTCTTTAATTCCTTTTAATGCTTCAGTTGTTTCAACATTTAATTCAATTGTTAATCCTTGAATATTCTTTTTTGCATCATTTGATTGTTGTGTATATTTGTTCATTACCCACACATCTACAAAAGCACCATTACATTTTGGACAAACTGTTACTTCTTGATATTCTTCTTTAGATGGATGATAAACTTTATCCATATGACCACATACTAAACATTTAGCTTTATGAAAATACTTTTTCTCTTCATTCACCTTACTCACTCCTTATCACTACCTATATACTCACGCTTTTCAGAATCCCAAACCTCACAATAGTCGAAACGTTCTTTTTCTTCTTCATACCATTTGATTGCTTCGTGCTTAGAATTAGTTGTTGTATGAATATCAGCAAATCCACCACAAGGATAATACTGATCGAATCCAAAACACCAATATCTATCATTTAAATTGATTTCGTCCATCCTTCATTCTCCTTCAATCAATTTCTTTTACTTCTTCTATCGCATATACGATAGCATCCAAAATATTTTCCCCATCTACCTTTTTATTTAGAGATTTTTGTAAATTATCAACCGTAGCTTTTAAGCCCTCTACAGTTTGAGATAATCCTTCTACCGTTTCCTTTAACTCCTGATTATCGGTAAATAATTGATTAATCTTCTTTTTCAATATGATGTTTTGTAATAACGCATCCTTCATTACTTACACGCACCACCTATATAATTTTTACATAATAAAAAGCACCCAAATCGGGTGCTCGATATACTGATATTCATTAAGAAAATATATAAAAAAACAGAGAAATTCACTTCCACCTCTTGATGCGCATCGCGATGCGTGTTATAATAAATATAGAAAGTTGAAAGGAGGTAATAACGATTTCTAGTAGGGAAGTAATTAAGAGGTTAAAAAAAGAAGGATGGCTTATAGCGAACATTGAAGGCAGCCACCATCAGTTCAAACATCCTTCTAAGGTTGGCAAAGTAACCGTGAAACATCCGTGCAAGGATATTCCCAAAGGTACACTTCGCTCAATCTATAAGCAAGCGGGTTGGTTATAAACCGCCCCTTGCTTTCCCTAATTATACAAGAAATCGTTATAAAAACAAATTATGAAAAAAGACTATTATGTTTATCCCGCTATCCTTGAAAAGTCGTCAGATGGTTACGGTATTTACTTTCCAGACCTTCCTGGTTGCGTTTCTCATGCAGATACACAAGAAGATGCTTTAAAGGAAGGTAGAGAAGCATTAGGACTTCATTTATATGGTATGGAAAAGGATAATGAATCAATTCCCGAGCCGACACCAATTGATAAATTAGAATTAGATAAAGACGAAAATTCTTTTTTAATTGATGTTTGGATGCCACCACTTAGAAATAAAGACAAAACAACTTATAAAAGAAAAAATGTAACTCTTCCTTCTTGGTTAGAAGAATACGCAACTCATAAAGGCGTTAATTTTTCCGAGATCCTTGTAGAAGGTTTGGAAATGCATTTGGGCATTAAAGATAAAAAGAATACACCATAAAGGACGCCATGAGCGTCCTCTTTTTTTATATAAGATATTTGTTACTCATATTCATATTTTTATTCTTCTTTGAACCGACACTATAGATAGGCACGTATCAGCTCAAAGAAGAGCAAAAGCTCTCCTTATGAACCGTTTAGTTATTTTTGTATTCCTGCATAATCACAATTAGATTTGAAAGTTCTCTTTGTAATTACGTACTCGCCCTATAAACGCCAGTTCATTCAAACAGACATCCATAAAGCTTTATTCGGTAACCAACCCATTAAAATTTTACAGTTACTATTAAAAATAGAAAAGAGCAACCATGCACCAGTCGCTCTTACGTAAAATTCTATGCTATTACTATAATTCATTTTTTCAATAGATACCATATGTAAAACTTACTGTAAGAAAAGTGTAAGTTCCTCAGCAAGCTTTATCCTTCTAGAAATTTCAGCATGCTTCTGATATACATAACTACTACTATAGCCTAATTCCCTAGCTATAGATTCTAATGTTTTTCGCTGCACATACTTACCAAATAGAATTTTATTTTCTAGTCCTTCAAACTTACTAATTAATATTTTGAGGTCGTACTGATCGTTCATCTTATTCGCTAGTTCATATTCTATAGCCGCTATGTGTTCCTCTATTTTCGCACCATCTGAATCAGCAGTTAACTTATACTTTGATAAATCACCAACACTCCAACGCATTAATTCTCTTTTACTTCTATGCAATTTATTTTCTAAATAAATAATTTCATCTTCCAACTTTTTATAATCTTTAAACCATTCAAACAAGGGTTGGCTCACCTGCTTCCTCTTTCACCATGTAAACTCATTTCTTCATGTTACGTTTATTTAACTGTTTTCTTAAATGCCCGTAACTCACATTAAACTTTTTAGCAATTTCAATATATTTCATTCCATGTTCTTTAAGTTTCATGGTATCTTCACAAATTTTATTCCATTCGTCTTCTGTTCTTTGTATGGATGTTTTAACAAAAACTTTACCACCCAAAACAACCCCTATTTCATTCAATCTCTTCCCTACTTCACACTTTGTCCAACAATACACAAAATCACGAGAACATTTATTGTCACACTGACGGCAATGATTATCTGTTAATCCTAGTATTTCCATCCTCGCTTCTTTTGGACTCATATAGTAACCATTCCTAACTTATCTACATGATATAAATAATCAACAGGTGCTCTATTAGTTTGTGGTACTATATACGCTCTTTTCTCAAATTCCTCTCTTGGAATAGACTTTCTTCCTCCATCATAAAGCATAGCTTCATAGTATTCTGCTACTACCGAAACAGGAACAAAATAAATAACCTGATCCGTTCTGAACTCTATTAAAAAGAAACAAATTGCTCCCTGTTCTTGTGTATCCTTTAAATAGTCAATTTGATGTCTACTTATATTATCTAACGGGAAGCTTGTGGTTTTTTCAGTAGATTTCGCTTCAAAATAAACAGCTCTTCCTTTGTACACACCGTCATAATCTACTGTAGATTTACTTTCCCATGCACTTTTAGTTATATTGCCTTTCTTATCTGTCTTTATCACTTTTATTGGTGTAGGGCGCTTATTAAATACTCCTACATTCGCCGCTTTATACATACGGCATGTATTGTTTAATAAAAGCTCAAATGCCATTCCTCTATTTGCGTAACCCATAATACACCGTCTCTTTCCACTAAAATAATTATTTTTTACAAATTATAATCTTGTACTACCTGGCTTAAGAACTCTCTTACTGCGTTCTTCTTTCTTGCTTCGGGTTTAATTACAAGCTCAGTTACCTTAAATCCCAGCAATTCAGCACCTTCTATATTTCCTCTAAGCAAGTTATGTAAATTATGACTATAATACTCATCCGTTACCTCAATCACCAATTCAAGCTTATGACCAGCAGGAAATGTAAGCATTTTTGTTGCTTCTCTATATAATTCATCTTCTTCCATTCGTTTATTGTGCCGACGTAGTTTTTCTTCAAAATCTTCAGATTTACTTATCTTTATCATTCTGTCTCACCTTTTTCTAAAATAAGAATTTTGTTCAAATTACCAACCGAAATCTGTCGGAACGTATACTTGCTGCTGTGTTCTAATAATTTGACGTAAATCTCTCTGTGGCGGCATATGATCCGTTTCTGTTACTCGAATTAAATATCTCCATTCATGTTTCGTCGCTTCAATTCCGCGATGAATATCGAACCAATCAAACTCAATCGGCGTACATGTAGGAGCTGTGAATACTTCTAATTCTCCTGCTGCGACTTTTTTCCTTACTTGCTGATTCACCATACCGTATAGCCTTGTACTTGGTTCAGCAGGTACATCTAGCTCTACAGGTTGTCCAATAAATTCAGTTAAGCACCCTTCACCTGTAACAAGTAGATGAAAACGGCTAGTGCTCATTTTTTCTTGCGCGAATATATTTGGATTTGCTTTTGCTTCCGGCCGTAACTCCGATCCCCTTGGAACACCATCACTATGCCAATTAGGAATTGCTGGACACATACCAGGCATTAACATATGAACTTTTGTATCTACAACAATGTACTTACGGTCATGTCGTAAATTCATCGCTCCAATAGCAGCCTTTGTTAGCTCCCCTCCATACTTCAAAGCATCCTCTAGTGAGGCATTCCATAAAGCTGGTGTATTCTTTAATACATCAATACTTGGTTGCTCAATCTCTCTATACTCAAGAACACGAATTGGATTTCTATTAAACTGAAATTTAGATGTTTTCATTTTTTTCTCCTTTTCTATTCAAATAACTATTTTGTTTAAATTAGTAGGAGTAAACCCCACCTCTAATTACTCGACTTTTTTCATCAAATTCAATATCGTATTCGGATTCACACTTATCACATACAAGTCGGTCTACACACCCTTCAATCAAGATTCCGTTTCTACAAGGTTTTTTTGCTTTCCGACCACTCTTATTAATCTTGTATACTAAAGTCTGTACTGGCTGTGTCCAATACACCAATTCTTCTCCACAATCACATTTTGGCTTTTTATATTTGGACATCTCTTTCATCCCATTTCTGTACAAAATAACGCTTTTGTTCAGTTTTGTTTATCCATTTTTGCAAATCTTTTAACCACATTGAATGGTGTAATCACCACTCCGAAAAACTCATCTACCTCTCTTGCCCAAAACTTATCAGTACTACCGTCTTCTTTTCCCTGATAAATAACATATGGTACGTCTGAATCTATAAACATAGCACCGCTATTAGACGCATATAACTCTATATCATGTGTGTTTTCGTGGTATCTTACCTTTCTAAAACTTGATAAATGCATCTTATTTACAAAACTATCTTGTAACGGTAACGCAATATCTTGAAATAGATACTCTTCTCCTTTAAAGTGCTTATATAAATCTCCACGTTTCATTTTTATCACTCACTTTCTTAACAAAATTCAAATTTGATAACAACCCAGGACTCCCTCATTTAAGAAAGTCCTGGAAATATAATTATTTAACTTGAACCAATGGATTAGCTTCTCCACTCACTTGTGGTAACTTACCATCCCATTTTTCTATCTTTTTAATTTCTACAATTTCTGGCGTTAAAGACTTCTTAATAATCTCATTCGCTTCAGCTTTTCCTCTTGCTTCCTCAATGGCTTTCTCTGCATTGATTGTAGCTTGCTTTTTCTCAATCTCTGCTTTTTCAAGGTTTTGTTGAGCGTCTACTACTCCTTGAATCGCTTTCGCTGTATTTGCGTCTGGTTTAGGTGCTTCTAACGTAACGGAATCTACTAAGAACCCAGTAGTATCTACCATTTTTCTAAATTCCTTTTCTATCGCTCCATTAATCTCCCCTTGATGTTGGAATACCTCAAGAACTGAATAGTTAGAGAAAACGTTCAATGTAGCTTTCTTAAGTCGAGTCTGCAACCACCCGTTCTCAATCACATCTGGAGCTTGTCCTTTGAACTTGTTATAAATCTTAGGAAGTTTCTCTGCATCATTCATGTAATCATAAGATAGACTCACTGTTAATGGCTTACCATCTTTGGTTTGTACGCTGAATTTATCCACTTTAACCGTTTCTGTTGAAATAGGATAAGCTGTTACACGTTTAAATGGTGAAACTAAATGCCATCCTTGTCCTAAGGTTTCCTTTTCAATTCCTGTACTTCTGTTATAAACAACCCCTGCATGTCCCTGATCGATTACCTTCACACTCATTGCTGTTAGAATTCCACCTGTTAAAAGACTGAAACCTACTACTGCTGCACCTACGATTTTCTTTGTATTCATTTTATTCTTCCTCCTTAAACATGTTTTTAATTTTTAATACTACGTTTCCAATACACTCAAAAACTCCTAATTTCCCTGATACAATCCATAAAAATGACAACACCATAATAAACACTATAATTCCTACAAATAACGAGAACATTGCATCACTCCTTTCTCTTTATCTTCACAGCAATCCAGCGTGGTATTTTTGTATATTTTAAGAGTGCAAACATGGTAGTTTCCGTATCCCCATTCACAAATGACCAACAAACTCTTCCCATCTTTCTGTCCCAATTAAACGTTGGATCAAGTTTTTCGTTGTATGGCCATAACGCTTTGTTCTCTTTAATAGTTATATTTCCCATACCTTTCCTAGCTTTTTTAAACCATTTGTAATCTTTATTGTTACCCTTGCATGCATATAAACCATATTGAGTGCCTCTTGCATATCGCATTTTAAATTAATCCCCTTATCCTTTATTTGAGATCAAGCAAACTATTTATTCACTTGCTTTATCCAGCCATATCTTCAGCGAAAAATAGAATTTCTAAATTATCTGTTGCAACCTCATATATTTGATGCGAGTTCATGATTTGTACAGTTGCTCTATCACCTGTTACGTGTAAAACACGAGATGCATACACCTCATCCGTTACAACATCACCAGAACGATATTCGTTCGGCTTACGTCCTTTTTGAGCAAATACACGTCTTACGCTTTCTGCATCGATTTCTTCTACTGTTGCATATCTACATTTATTCGCATGATTGTAGCCCCAATCACTATGTATCGCTCCTTCGCATCCCCACGATCCCCATAACTCTACTTTGTCGTTAAAAGTATCCTTAATCACTCGTTTCACTTGTGTAATAACTTTGTTATCCTTCAATTCGCATACAACCCATTGACCAGTAGCTACATTCTTTTCATCAATTTGTAACTTCATTCCCTATCTCTCCTTAATTAAAGATTTATGAATTCAAACTAATTTGCTATATAAGTTAACTTCCTGCGCTGCATCATTTCTTCTCTTGATGGAATAACCAACTTTGACCAAGGTGAAGCTTCTTTTGCCTTCTTTCCACATTCTGATCGTGTTAACACTGGAGTTGTTATGGCTTCTTCTACAGTCCACTTCAAACGTTTAACTCTGTCACGTGCCGTACTATAACTAATACCATTTAATTCAGCTTGTTCCGCTTGTCCATCAGTTAACACTTTATTTTTACATTTTGAATTGGCTTGTTCCGCCAATTTTAATGCTTGATATTTATCTATAGGTGGCTTGCTGATTGCATCAATCAATCTCCAACCTTTTTTTATTCTTGCTGTATAAGTTGAATGAGAGATACCATTTTTCAAAGCTATTTCTTTAATGTTTTTCCATCTATTTGCGTTATATCTTGATGGTTTTGTCATTGCAATTTCTTTGTCCCATCCCAAATTTCTAATCCTACGTGTCAGTAATTCATTACTAATTCCATTCTTTGCAGCCGCCTCATATTCTTCTGGAGTTATATAATAATCATATGGATTCCGCATGAGTATCTTCTCCTATTCAATTGTTAGTTAAGTTCTTGAATTTCTTTTAACGATCTATTCGAAACTTCAATACTACGAATCTTAAAACTATAATTCTTACGATATTTTTCACGAATTTTTAACGCCGCTTCTTCTTTCGTTTCAGCTTCACAAAATTCTAATTTAAATCCTGATTCTGTAACAATATCCACCATGTATGTATCTATGAGTGGCTCGTAAATAAAATCATGATCTATTGTGATTTGTTCAGTCATTTGATTCACCTTCTATCGGTGAAAGCGTAATAATCATTTGTTGATCTAACACATTCCCTATTACAGCATTCATCCATAGATTAGGATTCATTTTTCTCATTAAAAATTCGATGACTACAATTAACTCTTCGGTAGATAAGGAAACAAATTCTCCTAAAGGTTCTTGATTGAACTTGCCACCACGTTTTTCAATCGTTAGAACTACATCATTATCAATCGCGTATCTTTTTGCAGTTACTAAATCAAATTGACGGACTTTCTCGCGGCCAAATCCTTTTATTAATTCCTTTAGAACATCATGAATGACACGAAAATCTAACACTTTTACTCTCTGTTCAAGCTGCTCTCTACACTGTTTGCATAAAGTTCTTTCCAAACCAGAAATATATATTTTACTCATATCAGACTCAGGAAAAGGATTTTCGCATTCATAACACTCTTCACCAATTACATCTTCAAATGGATTTAACATGTAAATCGCTCCTATGATTTATATTTGTTTAGCACTTCTTGCAATCTCTCACGCTCTTCATCAATAGATTGCGAGTTTTGCTTTTTGATTTCTTTTTTAGTTGGCTCAACATCTTCACGTAACCAATCTGGAACAATTTCTTTTCTATTTGAACGACCTGGTCCCGAACCATTCAATCGCTTGTTCTTACTCATTTCAAAGCGTCTATCTAATGCAGCAACATCATCTAATGTTTTTACTTTTTGTTTTTCCCAGCTTTTCAAAATGGCCTTAATGTAATTCCATTTTGGCTTATTTTCATCAATAGCTTTGTGAGCAGCATATTTAATTAATTCGCTACCAAACGAATCACAAAACTCTCCTAATTCCGTAATGGCAATTTCACTTAATGGAATTCCTTCACCTTTTAAAAAGTTATAACTGACTTTAAATTCTTCATCGACTAATACATGTGATTTCGATTCTTTATTATCATCATGATAATAATTAGTATTTTGTATATTATTAGTACTTAGTAAAGAATTAGTATTTAGTAGTCGGCATTTTTCCATAGGGTGGTTCGTCCACTCGGTGGTTTCACCATCATGTGGTTCATCCATAGGGTGGCTTTTCCACTCAGTGGTTTCACCACTAGGTGGTTTATCCACCCTATGGTTTTTGGTATCTATGGTTGGTAATTCATAAACAATGGTTTCCCAATGTGAAATTTTCCCTGTTTCTGAATTTTGGATTGGATATCTCTTCAAATACCCTGCCTTTTTCAATTCTTTTAAGGTGCTTGTTGTTGTTTTCTCACTATCCTTGGCATGTTGACTTAATTCAGTAGCATGAAATGTCCAATCATCCGGTAAAGAAAGCATGTAGGCTAATAATCCCTTCGCCCTCCAACTTAAGTTCTCATCGCGCAAAGGCGTATTGTGTATCACCGAATAATTCGTATCCTTTTTCACTCGAAAAATACCCATATTTCCTACCTCTCCTATTTTCAAAACATTGATTAATTGTTATAATACGTATTATTATTTTTTCTTTAGGACCCGTTGCAGCGGGTTCTTCTCTTATGCATTCTTGCGAATTCTTTCAACTACTTCTTTTCTGCCACCAACCTTTTCAAGATGATCTGCTACACGAAAAACCTCTGTTCTTTCTGCTTCACGATCACTTTTCTGTTTCTTAAAATACATAGCTGATAACTGTTTTGATATCTCTAAATCTCTTATACCTTGCTTCTGATAAGCGTTATGTAATTCAAGATACAAAGTTTTATTCCTTTCCTTATTTGCCTGGTTCATTTGTTTATATAACAGATGCAGATTTTGTATACACTCTCTACGCTCCTCTTCTAATTCCAAAGCCTTTTCTAGATGTTCCGGAAGAACTCGGCTTTCTATTCCCATCTTTTAAAGCCTCCCTTTCTAAGCGATCACTTTCATCAAACTTTCGTTCAATGAAAGTACCACCTTTATAAACTCCATACGCAAGTATCACAATCCCTAATCCAAAGATACAGACATTCGTTGTACTTTCTACCGTTGTAATATCCATTAGGCTAAAACAAACACCTTTTTAGACTCAATTTCTTGCGCTAAAGCTTCTTTTAAATACTCTTTAATGTTATTCATCGCTTCTAACTTCCAAGCCCCACCATCGGCTTCAAACAAACCACAACGTGCCCCTTCACGCATTCTGAATACAAACTTACTTTCGGGTTGTTCTACTTCAACAAATGTTCGATATGGGCTTAATTGCACTGGATTAGGTACTTTTGCATTCCCTCTACTCGCAACTCCTGTTTTCACCGTTACAGCTTGTGATACACCATCATCTCCAATTTCCTTCACATCATTTTCTACAACCGTACCAACTACCTGTAAAACGATGTCTCGATGATTGTTTTGTACAAAACCTGATTGCAATGCAATATTAAATTCTTCTCTGTCATAAAAACTTCCAAAATTAAAACGTGGAATGGACGCTTGTGCTTCGATATAGGTACTTCTAGCCTTATCTCCATTAACCGCAGTAAAGCATCTTACCGTTGTTGGGTTTACAATATGAATCATTACAGGTTCAGTTGTGTCAAATTCTGATTTCACGTAACCTACTAAACCAGATAAACTACGAACAGTAATCTCTGCTGGTGTCGGTTCTTGCACAAGATGTAATCTTTGTGTTGAATAAGTTTGTTCTCCGATTTTATGTGTTTCAATCGTTCCAATCTCTAATACCTTTTCAATTGCTTCTCTTGTCATAGTCATTTTTATTTCCCCTTTTCTTAATTAGATTTACTTTTCATATAATCGATTACTACTGTTTGTTTATCAGCAGCCTGATTTTGTTCTTTTTCTTCTACAGGTTGTCCAACATCTGTTTTCACATCACCCTGTAGATCCATATAAAACTGTCCCTGGATCCCGGAAGCTAACTCTTGACCAACTAAATTTCCGTTTTGATCCATATCTAATAGAATCTTAGATTCTACCGCTTCTGTTGGCGCTAGTTTCGAAGTGGCTTGAACTTGACAATTCCACACATCACGCTTTTTATCACCAGCAAACGAAAGGGTTAAAACAATCTTTCTTGCTTTTTTAGGATCAGTATTTAAATCTGCCATATTTTCCATTACGCGCTCAAACTCTTGATGAAATCTTTCAGCAAGTGCTCCATCAGCAAATGTATTTAAATCAATCATGACTTCCATTATTTCTCTCACCTAATCCTTCCTTCTTAAAATTCAACATCTACTTGAATATCAATGTTCATAGGTATTTCTTGCGTTACACGAATTGATTTTGGACTTACACCTTTTTGAATCAACTTTTTAACTTCTTCTTTTGCAGCTTCTTTTGTGTGAAACTCACTGATACCTGGAAAACCTGCGAAATTACTAGTAATCACTAAAATCTTTTGTTGCATGTTTGCTCCTCCTACTGAACTTCCGCCATATTTATTTGTGCATTTGTAGCTGTAATTTCTTCTTCTAAAATGATTGGAAGTGAATATTCTTCATTAATGATTTGAATCGCTCTATCTAAATGATGACGTTTAATAGCTTTATAACTACTAATCCCAAACTCTCTATGTAATTGACTATAAATATCGCTATACACTTTTTTTCTAAGGCTAACATCCCGATAAGCATTAGATTCTTTACCACCTAATAGAAGAACACCTAACTTTCTTACAACCTTTGATACTTCATCACATTCGATAGCATATAAAGGGGCGTTTTCTCTTAAATCCTTCACATCGGATTTAATCTCCTGAATTTCCTGGGTATGTCCTTCTAAAGCTTGAAACGTTAACTTTAAAACTCCCATTGGATCTGTAGGTATTTTTTGTTGATTTTGTATATGTTGCTTCATTCGTTTAAACTCTTTAATAAACTTGATTTTCATTTGAACAGCTTCTTTTGTGTTATAACTCATTACAACTAATGTAAAAGCTTCTTCTGTCAGATCGATTTTAGGATAACGACGCCCTCTATTTTCATAAGTTCGCTCCTTAAAATTCAGGAGTGAAAATTCATAACCTGCATACTCCATTTGAGCTCTGATATCAGCCATAACATTGTCATGACGTTTATTGAATACTTCCGCAATCTTCAAGCTATCTGTAACAACTTTTCCGTTGTTTTCAAATACTAGTGCTTGTTCGTTTGCTACTGTTAATTGATCCATATTACTTTCCTCCTCTACAAACTCGGAATAACTTTAGTTTTATCCGTATTACGATGTACCAAATGCAATTCATTACTTACTTTTTTAAAAATCAACCAATTATCAGGATTCAAATTGTATGATTTAATATGAACCTTTTCTTTTTTTGTTGGCTTTTTACCATTTTTCAATTAACTCACTTCCCTTTTGCTCATGTCCTTTAATTTGCAGAACCAATATTTATCGTCAAATTTCGCGAATATGTTAAAAAAATTATTTACTTTCATTTTTTATATTTCGTTGTTCCACTTTTCTTTGAATGATTAACTCTCGTGCAGCTGGTATTAGCGGTGTTAAAAATTCCTTCCACTGTTCCCTTGTAAGGATTACTTTCACCACATACCCATTTTCATCACGAATAATTTGTCCCCCACTCATCCTCAATCACCTCAATGCATCTATATGTTTGTGGGACACTAGGACTATCCATTTAAATCAAAATTTCATGAAACAATATTCTTCAAATTATTCGCTCTCTCTTGAACGCGTTTTTTCATAAGTACGAATTTTTCGTACTTAGGTCCAAAAAATATATCCTCATAAGGAACATCAAATAAGTACATGTACTTTTTGATTAATTCATCTGGAATGTTTGTTGAATCTTGTTCATATAACCATAGGGTTTTTGGGGATACTTCTAATATATCCGCAAGTTCTGCTTGATTGAACCCTGCACTTTCTCTAAGTTCATTCAATGTTCTTTTCAAGTAATCCATTTTGTTACCCCCTTCCTTCAATATTTATTGTATTACTAAATTTATGTAATTTCAATACAAAAGTACGAAAAAATCATACAAAACGAACACTTTACGAATAATTCGTAATGTGTTATATTAAAAATGTAGTTACAATAGGAGGTGACGGTATGACTGATTTACAAAAACAAACTATAGTAAAAAACATAAAGAAATTTTTAAAAGAAAATGATATGACTCAATCGGATCTAGCTAGTCAAATAGGAATCGCAAGAAGTACCTTAAGCGATTATATGAATTACAGAGCCAAACCAAGTTCAGGGGTTTTAGAAAAAATGGCTACTGTGTTTGGAGTGACAAAATCTGATATTGATACAACTTATAAGAATTCAAAAGTTGAAATTGTAGATGGAGAACTCCAATTAGTTCAAGAAAAACCTACTGACTATGAATCAAAAAAGGAAATCCCTATTATTGGTAAAATCGCAGCTGGCGTTCCATTGGAAGCTGTACAAGATATAGTTGATAGAATTGCACCTCCATACAAAACTCACAATATCGATGAATTATTCGGACTTGTTGTTAACGGTGAATCCATGAATAAAATTGTCCCTAACGGACATTACGCCGTACTAAAAAAACAACCTGATGTCCAAAATGGAGAAATAGCAGCTGTAATTGTTAATGGACATTACGCAACTTTAAAAAAGGTGTATAAATTTACAGATTTAATGATTTTAGAACCTTGTTCACATGATGAAAGTTTTAAGGACCAACAATACTCACAAGATAACTGCGAGGATATAAAGATTATAGGAAAGTTTTTATACAGCGTAAGTCCAATCATTCAATAATTAGGCGGTGAAAAGGTGTATGTAGTCGGCAAGTGTCGACTGAATGAAATATTGAAAGAAAAGAAATTAACTCAAGTAGATTTAGCACTGAAACTTGGCATGGCTAAACAACAAATACATTCTTACGCAAACAATGACAGGGTTATGTCTTATCAGACCGCTAAAAACGTTGCTTCTCAACTCAATATTAATATGGAAGATTTATACGAATTCATTCAGTCGGAAAAACAGTGAGTTTTTCTCACTGCACCTGAAAGTCAACTACTTGATTGACCTCGATTCATAATGCGCCTTATTGAAACTTATATTTTCACATAGTATTCGTCTAATAAATTAAAAATATACATAAAATATTGATTAAGAAAGGGGTTTAGCTAATGAAATGTGTCATTTATAGACGTGTATCAACTGACATGCAAGTTGAAGAGGGGATTTCATTAGATATGCAAAAACTTCGTCTTGAACAATACGCCAAATCGCAAGATTGGCTAGTGGTAAATGATTACTGCGATGAAGGATATAGCGCCAAAAATACAGAACGACCTGCTTTTCAACAAATGATAAGAGATATGAAGAAAAAACAATTTGATATTATTCTTGTTTACAGGTTAGATCGCTTTACTCGTTCCGTTTCAGACTTACATTCAATTCTAAAAATAATGGATGAATATAATGTTAAATTCAAAAGTAGTACAGAAATATTTGATACAACAACCGCTACTGGAAGAATGTTTATTACCTTAGTTGCAACACTTGCACAATGGGAACGAGAAACAACAGCCGAACGTGTACGAGACTCCATGCATAAAAAGGCTGAATTAGGGCTGAGAAATGGAGCTAAAGCACCTATGGGATATAACCTAAAGAAAGGCAACCTATATATCAATCATACTGAAGCAGAAATTGTAAAATACATATTCGAAATGTATAAAACAAAAGGTGTAGTAAGTATTGTGAAATCTTTAAACAGTCGTGGTGTTAAAACTAAACAAGGGAAAATATTTAATTATGATGCAGTACGTTATATCATAAATAATCCAATTTATATTGGGAAAATTCGATGGGGAGAGGATATTCTAACAGATATTGCCCAAGAGGATTTTGAAACTTTTATCAATAAAGACACTTGGTATACCGTCCAACAAATACAAGATAGTAGAAAGGTAGGAAAAGTTAGATTGCAAAATTTTTTCGTATTCTCTAATGTTCTAAAATGTGCAAGATGCGGAAAACACTTTTTAGGAAATAGACAGGTAAGGTCTCATAACAGAATTGCTGTAGGTTATCGGTGCAGCTCAAGACATCATCAAGGAATATGTGATATGCCTCAAGTTCCAGAAAATATACTTGAAAAAGAATTTCTAAACCTTTTAGAAGATGCAGTCGTTGAGCTGGACGCTTCTGATGAAAAACCAGTAGAGTTGAGTAATTTACAAGAACAATATAATAGAATTCAGGATAAAAAAGCACGTCTAAAATTTCTATTCATAGAAGGTGATATCCCTAAAAAGGAATATAAAAAAGATATGCTAACACTAAATCAAGAAGAAAACATAATTCAAAAGCAACTCGCTAATATAACTGACACTGTATCTTCAATTGAAATAAAAGAACTTTTAAATCAATTGAAAGATGAATGGAACAATTTAAACAACGAATCTAAGAAAGCAGCAGTAAATGCAATTATATCTTCTATTACAGTTGATATAATAAAACCTGCTCGTGCGGGTAAGAATCCAATTCCACCTGTAATCAAAGTTATGGATTTCAAATTAAAATAAACACAACCTAACTGCATTTATTTAATGTAGTTAGGTTGTGTTTAATTGACCAAACCATGG